ACAGTTTTGGAAACGTTTTAAATCCGTTTAAAGAACGTTTTGCTAAGAATCCTGTCTTGTGGTCTGGGCTAACTGTTGATCGAGCTGTTTCACATTATCAGGAACTTTACGCATTAGGGACACTTTCAGCGGCCCATTTTGGAATTGAAATTCGCCCGTACCGTGCAAACAGTAAAATTGCTCAAGCAAATATTCCAATTTTTGATCCTTCAAACAAAGTTGCTTGGTTAGCCAATAATGTAGAGGTATCACTACTAGATGCCCAAACCGATGCAGTGCATGTGGGGCATTTTCAACTCAACCA